GCTTCTGCCGGCGGAAATAGGCGATGGCCGCCGCCCAGGTCGCGAGATGGATCGCATGCTCGGCCGTGGTCGCGCCGAAAGCCTGCATGCGGCGCGGGTTCGGCGTCTGCGAGCCGAAGGTGACGCGATGCGTGCGCAGGCGCTTCGGATCGCCGTCCGTGTACCATTCCACGATGATGTCGGCGGAGCCATCCGACAGGTCGAGGTTGAACTCGATCCCGGTCGTGTCCTTCAGGATGCGCCGGCGGCTGATGACATGTTTGCGCACCGCCTGCGGCTCGTCGCGCACCATGGTCCAGGCACGGCCCAGCCGCAGCGGTGAGGCCCGCATGGCGCCGAGGATGGTGGAGAGCGCCTCATAGAGCGAGACCGGCCCGCGCAAGATGCCGGAGAAGGTGTTGAAGGGCGCTCCGGCCGTCGCATAGTGCCGGAAGGTCGAAAGCTCGATCGCGCTCTCGGCGATGCCACCGCCATGCAGCCCGTCGCGCATGGCATCGACCGCCGCCCAGGCCGCGCTTTGCGTTTCCTGCTCGGTCCAGCCCGTTCCGTCCCAGACCGGCAGGATGCGCGAGACCTCGACCTCGACATCGCCGAAGGAGGTCACGGCAAGCTCCGGGCCGGCATGGATCTTCATCGCCAGCTCGGTGATGCCGGGGCGCACCGCCGCCTGCGCGATATGGGCGCGCAAGCCATCCCAGATCACCGTGTTGGTCACCTCCGCGATGAAGCCGGCCTCGTGGTGGCTTTCCTTCGGCGCGCCGATATTGCGCGCGCGATAGGTGTACTGCCCCTCCGCCGGGATGTTGGTGAAGCGCGTGAAGCGCATCGGTCGCGTCGAGAGCACGTTGCTGCCGCCCTCGGTCCAGAGCGTCTGGAAGGGGCCGGTCGGGTTGCCGTCGAGATCGCAGGGCGCGTATTCGAACAGCACGCCCCAGGTCGTGCCATATTGCTTGCCGTCGTACTTGCCGCCCTTGACGATGGCGAAGCAGCCCTGCGGCAGGGAGAAGTCGATCTGGATGACGCGCTGCGCCGGCGCGCCCGGCCCGAAGCTGAAGGGGCCGGCGAAGCTCGGCGTATCGTCGACATAGGGAAGCTGGTTGCTGCCGATGGCGGCAATGCTGGCGACCTGCCCGGGAACGAGGCCGGAGACGGTGCCCGGATTGATGACCTCGATCTGCGAGCCGGTGAAGGGCGGGGTGATGCCACCCTCCGGCGTCCACATCACCGCCCCGGCGACGCGGATGGTCTTCACCAGATATTTGCCGCAGCCGATGGTCAGGCGTTTGTAGAGTTCCTGGCTGTCGTCGCCGACATAGACCGTATAGTCGGGCTGCGAGAGGTCCGGCGAGGTCCAGCAGCGGCCATAGATCACCGGGATGCGATCGCCCAAGCGCGGCAGGTTGCCGCCGCCGCTGACGCCGTAGACCGGCCGGTCATCGGTCTTGTTGGCCTTCGACTTCGTCGCACGCGACATCAGATAGGCGCCACCGGCCAGCGCGGTTGCCGCGACGCCGGCCCAGATCGTGCCGGCGACCGCCATGCTGCCGCCGACCAGCGGCGCGATGGCACCGATCGCCCAGAACTGACCGACGGCCGCGAGCGCGATCGTCGCAACCAGCAGGCCGATCGAGGCGCCCTTGCCGCCGCGCGACGAGCCTGAGGCGCCGCCACCGCCGCGCGGCAGATAGGTGATCAGGACGATGTCGCGCGGCCCGATCAACGTGCGCGACCAGTGCCGGCGCAGCCTTACGGACATGTCGGTGACAACCGGCAATTCGCCGCGGCGATGGACGCTGACGATATGGGGGCGGCTGTGGTCGGCATGGCGCCGCACGAGCGCCGAGAGCCGGCGGCGCGCGCGCGGAAGCTCGATCGGAGAGCCGGCCGGCTTTCCGTCGCAACGCTGGAAGAGGATGTTCGTCATCGGATCGGGATATGGAAGCTCGGTTCGGACCAGTTGCGCAGCTTCAGCTCGGCGAGGCTTTCGAAGGCGACGCCCTGCGGGTGGTCGACATGGAGAAGGGCGCCCGGGCCATCGAGCGCGAGCCAGGTGCCGGAATGGCAGGCGGCATCCGCATCGCCATGCCCTTTTCGGGTGAGGAAGCAGACCGCGCCATGGCAGGGCCGATCGCTCACGGTCCAGCCCTCGAAATCATGGCGCCGGCGCATCAGCCGCACCTTGGCGAGGAGGCTTTCCGGCGCCACGAGCACAGCCGGCAGCTCGCGCCCGAAGACCTCGCGCTGGCACAGCCGCGTCAGCTCCCAGCAATGCAGGCCATCGGCCTGCCAGGGCCGGCTGATGACGCTGTTCACGAAGGCCGCCGCGTCCATCACGCCTCCGGCGCCGGCAGCGCGGCGGGTCCGTCATGCTCCACTTCAGCCCAGCTGGCATCCTCGGGAGGCGCCGGCGGCGTCCATTCGATCGCTTGGTGGCCGGTGATCAGCCACCCCGCATAATCCCGTACCGGGCGCTGCTCGGGGTGGCCGGGCGAGGGCCAGCCGAGCGCTGCGAAGGCCGAGCGTGTCGGCTCCCAGCGCAGCAGCCACAGGCCGCCGGCGGAATCGCAGGCAAGGAAAAGCCCCTCCGCACCATCGGGCGGTAGGCCATCGCTGAAACGCGGTTCGATCATCGCTATTGCCCGTAAAGCGCCGAATAGAGGTCGCTGCTGTAAGTCCGTGCCGGGAAGCCCTTGAGCTCGATCTCCTCGTAGCCGAGCTCGCCCGAGGCGGAGGTGGCGGTGAGATTGGCCGAGCGCATGCGCAGCCCGTCGAAGACCTCCGGATGGTTCGGGTCCTTCGACGAATATTCCCTGTAGATCACGCTGAAGGGCGTGTCGGCCGACACCGCCGCCTTCAACGCCTCCTGGATCTGGCGGCTGACATTGTCGATGCGGATGCGGGCCTTGGTCACGCCGCCCTCCTCCTGTCCCGGCCGCTGCCAGGAGAAGTCGACGACGGTGAAGACGGCGGCGGGATTGCCCGCGACCGGCAAAGAGACCGTCTCGTATTCCTCAGGCACCCGCGTGCCCTGCACGAAGCGCAGCGGCGTCTCGAAGGAGATGTGGTCGATCTCGAGGGTGTAGAGCAGATCGCCCGAGACGTCGTTCGACGCCCAGGCCTCCGCAAGCGCGGCCGAAACACTCATCGCTTCACCAGTTGAAGACGATCAGGGTGAAGGAGACGCGGTAATTCGGTGAATCTCCAAAGTCGTGGACGATCGAACCGCCCTTGATCTTGCATTTTCGCGACACGTAGCCGGCTCCGGGACGAAAGACCGGCATCTGAAAAACCAGCGAGCCTTGCACAAGCGAAACGCGCAGGAATTGGTCGAGGGCCTCCCACTCCTCTCCGGTCAGAGGTTGGGAGCGCCACGCGAAATTCGTCGCGCGAGGCCCCGGCCTTGGCCGCGACAGCGACGGCCCTCCTTCCGTCTCGCTCTCGATCGGCGGGAGGAAGGAGGCATCCGCACCGGAACCGGAAACCTCGTTCTCATAGGGAACCTGGCTCGGCCAAACAGGCACGCTCATCTCAACCCCAAAGCTGACGGTTGTCGCCAACGGCCTTGACGGCCGCATTCATCGAGCCCTGACCGCGAACCATTCTTCCCGCCATGCGCGCCTCGACCAGGTCGACGAGAACGTCGATGGAGCCATCCGGATTTTGGCGGGTCGAGGCGCTTCCTTCGACCTCTCCCGTGGTGCGATTGACCACCTGAACATTGACCTTGGAGGCCGCGTTGCCATTCGCCGGCGGTGGGACATAGGTCGGCATCGCCACGGTCCCGCCACTGGCGTAGCCGGGGAGACCACGCCGCATCCCTTCAAGGACGCCGACGCCGATGCGGTTGGTCGCCATCGCGTCAAAGACGAACTCGCCACGGTGCACGATGCCCGCGGGGTCGTATTTCCCGCCGGAGCCGGTCCAGCCGCCGCCCGCGAAACCCGGCCCGAACAACTCGGCACCATTCGCCGCGAAATGTGGCGTGAAGGAGCTGCCGCCTCCGCCGATGCCGAAAGCCTTGCCGATCCAGCCTAGAGAGCCGCCCGAACCGCCGCCGAAGAGACCGGTGATCGCCTGGTTCATCGCGGCATCGAGCAGCTTGTCGACCATCTTGTTGACCTGGTTCGTCAAGGCCTCGGCCGCCGTCTTTCCAGACCGCATATCGGCAAGGAAGCCGCTGGCGGCGCCGGACAAGAGGTCCCGCGTCTCCCTCAACGTGTCGTTGAGGCGCATGGCATCGGCCCTGTCCGAGTCGAGGCCGAGGCCGCTGGAGCGCAAGCGACTGGCGATCCGTTGTTCGTTGGAGCTGCGGCCGAGCTGATCGCGTTCGAAGGCGATATCGGCATCGAGCTTTGCCCCAGCGACTGCCTGCGAAGCCTGCCGCCGCGCCTCGACCTCGCGCATGATGCTGGCGCTCATCTCCGCGCTGACTTCGAGTCCGCGCTTCTTCGCCTGCGTTTCGAGATCGATCTGCAGGCGCATCGCTTCCAACTCGGAGCCGGCGAGACCGGAAAGCCTGGCCTCCTCCTGCAACTGGCGGGTGCGGCCCTGCGCGGTCACGATCGCGCGCTGGAAGGCATCCTCCGCCTTCGAGGAGCCGCCACCGCCCTTCTCGGCGGCGTCGTTCGCGTTCTTGATCTCCTGGGCCAGCAGCTTCTGAGACTGCGCCTCATAAGCTGCGATCTTTGCGCTCTCGACGCCATCGGTGCGCATCTTCGCCGCGACCTTGGCGCGGTCGTTAAAGCGGTCATTGGCCTCGGCCGTCGCGCGCTCCAGCGTATCCATGCCATCGCGCGCGACCTTCTTCGCCGCGTCGTTCATGTCCGACATGGCCTTGGTGTAAGTCGTCGCAGCGCGCGGCGTGGTCAGGGCGCCTTCCGCGTTGAGATCGATCTTTGCCGGCGGCGCGATATAACCGTTGATCCGATCCTTCGTAAGCGCGTTGTACTGCTCTCGGAAACGAGCGAGATCGGCTGTCTTTTCCTTGAGTTCCTTCGTCGCTCCGATGCTCGTCAACCACGGAATGTCCGTCTTCTCGAGATTGTCGATCACCGCGCTAAGGTTCTGAATCTCGCCGAGCTTACGCTGATCCTGAAAATCACGGATCGAACCGACCATCGCATTGATGGCACTAGCAGCGACACCGAGCCCCCGAGCCATGCTCTGCGAGATTCCCAGCGTGGCATCCATCTGCGCGCCGAGCTGCGAGAGGGCCGTCACGGCATTGGTGCTGGCCTGCGACAACGTCATCGTCGTGCTGTCAAAGGTCGTATCGATCTCGCGCGACCCCTTCAGAAAGGCGTCGAAAACCCGATCGGCGGTTAGTTTGCCGTCCTCGGCGAATTTGCGCAGATCGCCCATGGCTATGCCGAATTCTTGCGCGATCAAACGCGCGAGCGGCGGCGCGCCCTCCAGCACGCTGTTGAATTCGTCGCCGCGCAGGACGCCGGACGCGAAGGCCTGATTAAGCTGCAGGATCGCGCCAGCGGCCGTGCTGGCGCTCTGGCCACCAACGCTGAAAGCCTTGCTGATCGTCTCGGTGACGCGCGCGACATCGGACTGGGACTTGCCGAGATCCTGCGTGCTCTTGCTGATGCCGGAGTACAGGTCGATCGTCGGGGCGAGCTGCGTGCGCGAGCGCATCGCGATCTGAGCCAAATCATCGAGACGTCGGTTGATCACGCTCTGGTCTTCACCGGCGGCCTTGAGCCGATTGCTATAGGTGGTCCACTCGTCACCCATCTTGGCGATTGCGCCTGCCGTGGCGGCAAGCCCCGCGACGCCGCCGGCAATTGCCATGGCGCCGCCCGACATGCCGGTCAGCGACGAGGCGAAGCCGGCGCCGGGAATCTGTTGCAGGCTCGGCTCCAGACCGCGCACAACGGCAGATCCGGCACCCTCGAATGGCCGCCGGCGCCGCGAAGCCTCGAAATTGTCGTTGGCCCGCGCCGCGCCGATGGTGCGCTGCTCCAAGAGCTGCATCAGCTCGGTGCGACGCTGCAGCGAAATCAGACCCTGCTCGAAAGCCCGGTTCAACGTGGTGGTGCCGCTGGTGAATTGCTGCTGCACGCGATAGGCGAGATCGGTCTGACGCTGCAGGCGCTCGACCGCCTGCTGCATGCTGAGCGTAGCGCGCGACGATTTCTCAGATGCAACCGCAACTTGACCCTGCGCGGTGCCGAGTTGCTCCAACTTCGCCTTTGCCTCTCCGATGCCCTCGGTCTGGCCGACGATGCGGATGTTGCGGACGACCGTCGTCTCAGCCATCGTGAAATGCTCCAGGGAGAGAAACTGGCATGAATCTTAAGTGGACTGCGGTCGGGGCGCTCTGCCTGCTGGCGGCACAATCGCAAGCTCAAGAAGGAGCCTTTGGATTCCAGATGGGCGCGAAGCCGGAGGCCTTCCCAGGCTGTAAGAAGGCCGCCGGGTCACTCTATGTCTGCTCGACCGTGCCGAAGCCGCACCCCGATTTTACAGAATACGCCATCCTCGCGCCCGCTCAGATTGGGATTTGTGTTGTGACAGCCCGCGTTGCGGCAATCGACAACAGCAGCTTCGGGGACAAGGCGCGCTCCAAAGCGGGCGAAATCGCTGACCAGATCAGCAGAAACTACGGGGCCGCCCGCGCGATTGACACACTAAAGCCGGGAAGCATTTGGTCCAAACCGAACGACTGGTTGATGGGAATATCCGTCGGCGAGCGCAGATATGCCTTTTACTGGCACCAGAATACAGGCGCGACTATGAAGAATGACGTCGAATTTGTATCCCTCGAAGTCGAAGCCGCCAATCGCAACGTGGCTGATCTTCAACTGCGCTTTCAATTCAGGAACATTGTCGAGTGCCGTGAAGCCATCGCGAAGGAGAACGCGAGCTCATTCTGATTTCGCCTTCCGCCGCAGCAACCCCTTGATCCCCTCCGCATCCTGAACCGACTCGCTGGTATCCGGACCGTTGCCCTGATGGGCCAGGAATACGCCGTCCATGGTGCCGATCACGCTGCGGAAGCGATCCCAGGCATCGCCATGAATGCCGTCGCGATCGCAACGCGCACGCATCGCGCTGACCGGAATGGGGCCGACCCCCATTCCAACGGGGCGCTCGGTGCCGAGATCCCAGAAGGCCATCCAATAGAACTCCGCATCGGGCAGAAGATCAGGCTGATCGAGGAAGTCCTTCGGGACAGCCTGGCCCCGCGCATGGAAGGCCTCAAAGGTCCGCCGGATCCGGCCCCATTTCAGCTCCCAGCGCAGGGCAGAGGTCAGTTTTTTGCGAGCGCGTCCGTATCTTCGGCCCGCAATTCGCCGACCTGAGACGAAGCCCAGATCACGGCCTCGCGGAACCGAACGAAGGCAGGGTCCGCAAGCAGCTTTCCGGCCTCGCCCTTCGAGAATTTGAGCGGCTTGTCATCGTCTCCGAGAATGCCCGCCCAGTCCTGCAGCACTGTCTCGATCAGGCAGCGATTCATGACGCCATCAGCCGCCTTCGCCGAGAGCTTGCCGCCGGGGCGCTCGGAGCGAGGCACCTCGTCGAAAAGCCGTGCCTGCAGGGCGCGAAAGTCAGAATTGCCGAGACCACGCACCTTCAGCGCGAGATCGCCCATCTGCGGAATCGGCAGGCCATGCGCCTTGCCGATCCATTCGCCCTGCTCGATGGCAGTGGCATTCACCTTCATGTCGGAGAGCTTCACGAAAAACCTCAGCTGATAGAGGAGGAGAAGGAGGATCAGGGCGCCTCGGCCGGCGCGACTTCCAGCACGGCGGAGTTGATCGCGACGGCGAAGGTGCGGCGCATGATGTTGTCGTTGGTGCCGACATTCTTGCGCTTGGACATGACGAGTCCGCGGAAATAGTCGACGCCATCCGTGCCGAGAGGCTCCGGCCGGTTCGCGTACTGGACCTTGAAGGCATAGTTGTTCTTGGTCGCTTCGGCCGCCACCGCAGCCTGCTGGCCGAGATCTGCCGCGTTGTCGAAGCAGGTGATCGTCATGTCGCCGGCATCGCGCGCGCCCTTGGCCTTGCGCGTGCGGCTGTCGCCGAGCACCGCTCCGGTCACGGCGTTGGCCTGGTCGCCGAACTCGCCGAGATTCTCGACAAGGCCGATTTCGACCCAGGTCAGGGCCTCATATTCCGCCTTCGTATCCGTCGTGGAATCGATCGCCGGGCCGATGAAAACTTTCGTGCCCGACGCGGTGAACAGATCATCCGCCATGGAAACCTCCTGCTTGGCGCGTTGAAAGAGCCGCGATCAGGCTCTGGTGAAGTTGAAGGTGTAGGGAACGGACGTGGACGCCCAGAAATAGGCCCCTACCGGCCGCTCCGAGCTGTAGGGCGGCGTAGGCACCAGACTGGTCACGCCCGCGAATTTCTGGTCACAGAAGAGCGCCGACAGATCCTCGATCCAGTCCCGTAACTCCTCTCCGCCCGAGCCGGCCCGGACATGGAGCACCAGGCGAATGGCGCCTTCCTCGCGATACAGGCGCTGGTTCACCGTGACGCGACGAGCCTGCGCGACGGGAAACTGGACCATCACATAGTTGCTTCCATCGGATGGCGGCTTGGCTTTGCCGTTCTCCGTGAAGACCGGGCACAGCGACCAATCCGCCGCGAGCTTCGCGATGACGGCCTGCTCGACCAGCTTGTGAGCCATCAGCGCAGCCCCACGACGATCGCCGGCTGTCGGCTGTCCCGCTCGGCCTGGGCGATCTCACTCCGTGTCGCGCCGGGCTTGTGCGGGGCAGACAACAGCGAGCGGAAGGTGAAACGGATGCGCGCGGTATTGCCGAAGCGCCGGGCCGCGAGAGCAGCAACAGCCTCATAGACACCGTCCGGCGCCTGCGGGCTCAGCCCCCCCTCGATCTTGCGAGCGTAAGGCTGCGTGTTGACGAAGACATATTCGGACGCCTGCGGAACGGGCTGGCCAGGCGTGACCGCAACGTCATCCGCGAGCAGGACATGGCTGTCCTGATACCGACCTGTCAGCCGCGGCGAATGCAGAACCAGCATTTCGCCGATCGCCGCGAGCGCCTGCTCGACGAGCTCGAACTCGAAGACGATCGTGCCATCCGGCCGCACGCTTTCCAGCGCGGCGCCGGGACGAGCGTCGACGAAGGTTTCGTGCTGCGGCAGGCGTCCGAGCGCGGCTTCGTTCTGACGCTGCGCCTTGCCCAATTCCTCGCGGGCGAACTGCGCCAGGAACTCGCTGCGCGCCTTCGGCGACAGGTCGCGCGAGATCAGCAGCTCGATGTCCCGGCCGATCGGGTCGATGCGCGTCGAGACCGCCATCAGCCTTTGACCTGTCCTTCGATCCGAACGACGACATCCGCCAACCGGATCGCCGCGACGGCCTCGATCCGCCGGCGTCGACCGGCGATCACCAGCCAGTCGCCGATCTCCGGCCAGGGTTCGCCGCCGGCCGAACCCGGCCACGCGGAAGCCGCGGCGATCGGCGTCGGCGACAGGATGAACTTGCTGTCCGTCTGCTCGATGCCGCCGACGATCTCGTCAGCTCGATAGCCGCGCACGAAGCCACGGCAGGGCAGACTGACCGGATCATCCGACCCATCCGGAAAACGCTGCAGGGCGACGGATTCGCCGTGTGCCGAGAGCTGGCGGTCGAGAGCGGCGATGGCCTGCGAAGGGGTCATCAGATGGTCAACACACGAAGGCCGCCAAGCAGCGCCTCGACGGCGCGGCTGGTCACCGACCGTTTGGCATCGGCGCCGACATCGTATTCAAATGAGCCGACGCCCTCGACGACTTCCTTTTTCAACGTCGCGTCGCGGCCGAACTGCATGGCGAGTTCGCCGACTCGAAGCTTGACCGCCGTCCGGATGATCGCAGGGACCGGGTTGTAACCAGCCTTATATTGAATCCGCACATTGCAGCCGGACGGCCAGCCGCTTTTGGGCACGACGCGATCGGTCCGCAGCTCGTAATCCGCTTCCGGCATCACGACATCGCCGCCGGCATCGGTGTAAGTGATCGAGACCATCTCGACGATCGGCACCAGCGGCAGCGCAATCCCGCCACAAGGGAACGCCGGCAACCGGAGTTCCAAGGTCTGTTCGCCGAGGGAACGCCCAAGCCAGCCGGTCGGGCCGCCGATTTCCTCCGAGGCGGCAGCGACCAGGTCGACGAGCACACCCTCATCGACGCCGGCAAGCGCGGGCATTCCTGCCTGCGCCTGCGCGGCGGTCATGATTGGAGCGGGCACCGTGATGACGACAACGCGAGCCATGTCAGGCCTGCGGCGCCTCGATGCCAGCGGCCTTGAGCGCGGCCTCGATCTCCTCGAGCGTTTTTGCCTTGGAGAGGTCGACGCCCTTCTCCACCGCGAGCTTCTTCACCGCCGCAAGGTGGGCATCATCGCCGACGCTGTCGTCATCCTTGACGAATTCCGCCGCGCGGAGATCGACCAGGCGCTGCGCCTCGTCTTTTGGCAGGTCGATGACATCGCCGGGCTCGCCAGGCTTTTTCGGGTTACCGGAATAGGTGCACTTGAGCTTGATCTTCATGGGGTTCTCCTTTCGTCAGCTCAGAGAGCGGGCGGCCCGAAAGCCGTCCGCCTTGCTCAACTGACGCCCGGTCAGCTGGCAGCGTTGACGAAGGTTTTGACGGCGCCGCCGACGTCGACGAGGTTCCCGCCGGAGCGCATCCAAGCAAGGAAGCCGACCTGCCCCTTTTTGGTGTAGGCAGAGTCCGTGAAGCGGAACATCTCGACCGCCATGACGTCGCGGATGGTGTAGAATTTGAAGTCGCCGAATGCGATCGACTTCGCGCTCGCCGCCATGGCAGCCATGTTCTGGTTGACGGAGATCGGACGGCCGAGGAGCGTATCGGGCGCTCCGCCGGGCACGGCGACCTCGTAGCCGGGAACGAAGATCGGACGCCCCTGGGCATCCTTGATCTTGCGCACGACCTTCACCGTGGAGTCGTTCATCATGAACCGGCAGTTCCCGCCCTCGCGATAAGCGGGATCGACGGAATGTTCCAGGTCGACGAGACTGTCGTAAGTGATGCTGGTCACCTGGGAAGAACCGTTCGCCGCCGTTACGCCGATCGGCGCCGCGGTGATCACACCGTTCGGCTGGCTGGCTCCGGTGCCGATGGTGAAGTGCTTGTTGGTGACGCGGCCCAGGCGCGTTACCAGGCGCTTACGCACAAAGGCCTCGATGTCGACGCTGGAATCCTGCAGCAGCTCGAAGGGGATGGTCACGACCTTCGACGAGTACTTGTAGACAGGCAGGCCCGCGGTTCCGAACGAGACGTCTGCATCGGTCGCGGAGGCGTTCTCCGCGACAATTTCGCCTTCTTCCGACGTGCCGTCCGAGGTCGGGAACGACATCGGATTGCCCTGAGAGGTCGAGATCACCTCGGCGACCTCGCGCATGCCGCCATAAGCCTTCAACGCATCGAGCACGGTGGTCGCGACCTCGGTCGCGACGGTATAGCCGCCCTCCGAGGGCGTCGTCGTCGACATGGTGTTGCGGACGGTTTCCCAATCCGCCTCGGTCAGCACCTTGTCGCCGCCGCGGAGCCACTTCGCATAGACGCGGGCGCCTTCCGACTTCTTGTCCTTGCCAGCACGCTCGGCGGCCTCGATCACGCTGTTGTTCAGCGCCTCGTCAGCCACACGAGCGTTGACGTCCTGAATGCGCTTGATCTTGGCATCGAGATCGTCGATCTCAGCCATCCCCTGATCATAGATCGGCTGATCCGTCTCGGCGTTCCAGTCCGCCTTGTTGACCAGTTCGTTCAACGCCCTGGCCTTGGCCGCGCGCTGTTCCCGCAGAGCCTGAATGCTCATGCCATTCTCCTCATGAAAAAGCCGCCCGAAGGCGGCGGTGGTCTGCTTCGCGCGGCTGCGCTCAGTCAGGCAGTCCGGCGCATGCGCACAGCGTGAACACGCTGGCGCCGCGCCAACTCGTCGGCGCCCACGACCGCAGGGTCGGGCAGGGGGTTGTCATTGTTGTTCTGGGGTTCCGGCGCCGATCGATAAGCGCTCAGATCCCAGCGCGCCGCGTTCTTCACGGCCCTCTTCGCTACTTCGTCAACGAGGCCTTCATCGACGGCCTCCTGCGCGGTGAACCAAGTCTCCGCAGCCATCTGGTCGAGATGATACGTGCGATCCTTGCCGGTGCGGGCCGCGTATGTGTCGGCAATCGTGCCATCCACCTTTTCGAGAACTTCCGCCATGGACAGCATCTCGTCCGCATTGCCGATGACGAGCGTGGAGGCCTTGTGAATCATCATGAAACTGCCATCGGCCATGACCACCTTCGCGGCGGCTACGGCGATGAGCGAGGCCGCTGAAGCAGCCCAGCCATCGATATAGACCGTGATCTCGCCGTCATACGTCGCCATCGCGGCCATGATCGCGCGGGCAGCGAACACGTCCCCACCGGGAGAGTTGATGCGGATGTTGAGAGGACCAGACATGCCGGCCAGGGTCTTCACAATGCGCTCGGCGCTGACGCCGCCGAGCCATTCGGCCAAGTCATCGTTCGCCACGATCACATCATAGATAAAGAGCGTATCGCCCTCGGCGCGGAACTCGCCGCGGCGAGCGTTATTGCGCAGCAGGTTGAGCAGCCGGTTCATTCTTGGTCCCCGCGTTTAGCGTGCCTTCCGGCTTGCGCTTGAGGTTGAGGCGCTCGCGCACCTCTTCGGTCGTCATGAAGCCGGGCTCGCCGGCTCGGCCGAGCGCGATCCGGAAGGCCTCGAACAGCGATTTCGTATCGGCGCGCTCAAGCTCGGTCGTGTCGAAAGCGGTGACGCGCGAGGCCGTCCGGAAGAATTTCCGGTTGAACTCGTTTTCGAACTTGTTGAGGTGCGCCCGGAGCGTGAACTTGACGAAGCCAGCGCCCATACTCTCGACGCCCGAGCCCCAACTCGTCGTCTTTTCGACATGGCCGATCATGAAAGGCGGCACGCCGAAGAAGCGGGCGATATCCTCGATCTGGAACTGGCGGGCTTCCAGCAGCTGCAGATCGTCGAGAGGCAACGATATGACCGTGGGCTTCAGGCCGTTGGTCATGATCATCGGCTTATGCGCGTTCTGATAGCCCTTGTTCCGCTCGTCGAGCTGCTCGCGAAGCAGGTCGACGGCCTCCCGCGAGACATTCCCTTCCGAGGTCAGCGCATAGTCGGGCCGCGCAGAGTTGGCGAAGAAACGCGCCGAGTATTCCTGCGTGGCCAGGGCGACGCTGCCGGCCATGCGCAGGCCGTTCTTCAGCATCGACATCCCGCGCACGCCGTCGAAGCCGAAGCTCGCGACATGGATCATGTCATCCTGATCGAGGATCTCGCGCTCGGCTTTCGTGCCGAGCACGTTCGGATCGGCCTCGACGGCATAGACCAGACGCATCCCATCTGGGGTGACGCCGATGGTCGTGCGCTGCGGATGGATCGGCAGCAGTCCGATCGGGTCGGCGTAGCGGTTGCGGATGATCTTCGCGAAGCCGTCGCCATGAAGCAGGTACGATGCGACGACGAACTCCCAGGCATGGGCCGCCGACCAGCGCGGAACCCACTGCTCGTTGAGCACCCACCAAAGATCGTCATTCGGCAGACGGTCGCGCTCGCCATTCTGCGCCTGCTTGTAAATGTGCAGCGGCATCGCGGAGATCGCGCCGGAAATCAGGGCGACACAGGCATAGACCGCGCTGATCTGCATCGCCGTCCGTTCGGTCGGCGTCGGCAACCCACCGGCAGATCCTCCGGTAAAAGCCTCCCAAAGCTCGGAGCCGCGCACAATCTGGGGCGACGCGATCTGATTGACGATCTCCGCCGCCTTTTTCCCTGATTTGGAGCGCTTTTTGCTCATAGAAGGATGATCTCCGGCGTCTTGGACGCCTGCGCTTCCGGATTTCGGGACATCAGATCGAAGGCATTGAAGAGCCCGATCACGGGATCGATCTTGGCAGTGCCGGAGGCTTGCTTCGTCACCAGCACGGCTGAGCCCTTCAGCTCCGAACGGCAATTGCTGACGCACCAGGCCATCATCGGGCGAGCCCCGTGCTTCAACGTTCCATCCTTCAGCTTGCGGGCAGCGCCCTTGATGACCCCGGAGAGGCGGTAGCCCTGCGGCACGGCGGCGATACAGTCGTCGGGGATTCCGCGAAGCGTCAGTTCATCGACGATCGCGGCAATCCCGACCGCGTCCACCCCGATCCCGGCCTTTTCGGGCAACAACCCCGCCTTGTGGATGCGCTCGACGATATCGGCGACGCCCGCAACGTCGGCATTGGCGCCGTCCGCCGTTTCGCGAATGTCAACGAGCGTGAGATCGCCTTGCTTCTCGAAATCGAGCAGGCGGGAGGCGATTTCCTTGCGGAGCAAGAGCACGCCGCGGTCAGCCCAGGCGTGCCCCCAATGATACCAGCGCTTCGTCTTGCGGTGGCGCCCAAGCACGGCAAGGCCGAGCAAATCGTCGAGCCCGCCGCCGTCGATCCCGACCGTGCAGACCTCGCACTCCGCCAGGATGAATTCGAGGGTTGCCGCCTCACTGCCAGCGGCCTCCCAATGATCCACGCCCTCCCAGCGGTTGCTATGGAGGGCTAGGCCAATTTGGATATTCAGATGCTGGGAAGCCCAGCGCCGCTCTTCCTCGTCGCCCTTCTCGCGCGCCGTCGCGTAGTCCCGCTCCAGCACCGGCAGCGATACCGAACGGCCAAGGTTCGGCAGCACGAGGCGCCAGTTCTCGACATTGCGCCACGGCTTGGCTCCATCGGTCTGCATCGCCTCCGGAAACTCATAGAGCACCGGCAGGATCGAGCCGTCAGCGATACGCCCGTCGCGAACGCCGCGCGCATAATCCAGCTCGGCCTTGAAGGCGCCGGCCGGCGGCTCGTCCGACTGCGTCGTGATGATGACGCCAAACGATTCCGGCACCGCGACCGAAGCGCCGCGCAACTGGCCGATGACGCGCGACGTGTAGGAGACTTTGCCGAGCAGATGCAGCTCGTCGAGCAACCAACCGGCGAACTTGCCGCCGGTCGCGACCTTCATGTCGAAGGTCATCACCTTGAGCGTGGCCTTCGTCACGCGGTTGACCACCGTCTTCAGGTGATCACGGACATAGAGCAGCTTTGCCAGATCCGGGTCGGCATCGATCATGCCGGAGATTGCCGTGAAGGCGAGATCCGCGATCTCCTGCGTGGGACCGAACAGTGCGAAGGATGCGCTCGGCCGCTCGTTCATTAGCAGCGCCGTCAGCATCAGGGCGGCGCCGTTCGTCGTCTTCGAGTTCTTCTTCGGCACTAGGACGAAGACGCCCGGCACCATCCGCACGCCATCGACCAGAGAGCCGAAGATGGCCCGCACGATATCGCGGAACCAATCCCCGGCGGCGTCGCCCATTGTCGGCTGGCCGGGAACGTCGGGCAGTCGCAGCCGGTCGAAGATCGCGACCGCGCGGCCCGCCTCGCCGATATCGAGCGGCAGGTCTGGCACGAGGCTGCGGCCGGCCAGGAGGGCATCCTCCCAATCCGGCATCGCGAAATGGTAGCTCACGCGTCAGACAGCCTTTCGAGGAGCCCGTACGAGCGAGGCCCAAGGGCCTTGCGTTACGACGCCGTGCGCATCGATATCGGCCTGCACTTTCTTGCCGACCTCCGAGGCAACCGGCGGCGGCGACGGTGAGGGCGCCGTTGCTTCCGCCTTGCCCTTGCCCCGTACCGCATCCTGCAGCGCCTCGAGGTTGGCGCGATCCATGATCGCGAGCGACTCGCGAAGTGCCGCAACATTGCCCTTCAGCGCAGCCTTATTGAGGGCCATTAGCAACTCCCCCCGCTTGCGCAGGGCGCCGGTTTCCAGCTCGGCGCGGAAGTGCTTGCGAAGCGTTGGCTCGCTGAGCGACATGGCGCGGGCGATCTCTTCAATTGTCATGCCCGCAGCGACAAGCACCGCGACCTTTTCCCGATCGCGCTCTGTCGGCCGGTAGCTCTTTCGGCCGCCGGCGCCGGAACGCCTGGGCTTCGCTGGCGCCTCCACTCTCGGAAGACTGAAATCCTCGACCTCCGCGAAGAGATGGCCCTCGCCGAGGCGCTCTTTCAGCTCTTCGGCAAAGACCTTACGAAGCGTCGGCACACTGATGCCGATCTCCTCGGCGATTACCGGATGGCCTAGGCGATCCGAAGCCATCCGCCGCACCGTCGCACGCTGATCCTCACTCGGTACGAAGGCCTTGCGGCCCGACCTCGTTTCTTTCTTTCCGCCGCTGGAATTTGCGTCGTCCAAGAAAAAAAACTCCGAATGAGATCCCAACCGGTGCGAGGCCCTTGACGGCTCTAGACTTTCGACCACCCCCCCCCCTGGGGTGTGGGTTCCGGCCACATCGCGTCCGACCGGCGCCGCCGACCCGCTTCAGACGAGCTGTCGCCCGCGATGCTCGCGTGCTCGCGCGGTCTTGCGGTTGTGGCACGCAGTGCACATCAACATGACGTTGGATGGATCGAAGTCAGCGCCACCATCCTTGCGCTCGACGATGTGGTCACCGATCAGGCCGCGATGGTTGTCGCTGCAGTCCTTCCTGCAGGTCACCACCTCGCAGACGTATCCGCGCTGGAGCTTGATCGCACGGATGAACGAGCGCCACTCGCCCGCCTCATAGAAGGGATCGGCCACCTTTGCCGGAACAGCGATGCGTGCGCGAACAGACGCCACCCGAGGGGGCAAGGCTTTGAGACGTCCCATATCCAGATACACGAAACCCGCCAGCGCTGCCGCAGGCGGGTTCACATAGCTTCGCACAAGGCCGCCGATCTGAAGACCTAAGCGACGCGGGCTTGCGAGATACGAGCCGCCAAAGCGACGATCACACTGACCAAGCTGATCCGTAACGCCATGGAGTCCGATTCGGACAGCAAGAGTCAATGGCGATTTGGCAAGGCGTAAATCGCTTCGGTGTACAACTACGCCGCATCGAGATGCTCGACCCGCACGGTCATGGGCACAGGCTTGCCCAACAGCTCGATCAGCACCTCCGCCTCGGCCAAGCCGAGATGCTCTGTCACCTCGGCAAGGAAGCCCATGAATGGCCCGCTGATGACCTTGACCTTCTGCCCAGGCGAGAGCTTGGGATCAGGCCGGAGGATGTCGCGGCGCGGCTCAACTGCATCGTTCTGGTAGGCAGCAACCTTGGCGATGGCCGCCCGCGGCACGCGCGCCCAACCCTCTTGCGAGCGCACGATGTACATCACGCCCTCGATCTCGCGGATATCGGTCAACGGTCGACCGTTGATCGTGATCACAGTCACACCGTCATCAGCGACCAGGTAGCGATCTCGCCCAACGGTCGGGACGCCGGAGGCGAAGAGATAGCCGGTGAACGTCGCGATCTGATGATCGGTCTCGCGGCGCTGGAAGCGGATCACACGACGGATCGCGGGCAGAAACACCGAGCATCCAGCCTCGACCAGCCCCTTAGCTGCCTTGGCCTCCATGCGTGGCGCACAATGGACGAGATACCAATCGCGTCCGAGATCAAGATCGGCTGGGGCCGGAACCTTGGTTTCCTGTATGTCGCGGAAATGGACAAACGGCTTCTTTTCGCGGCGGCGTCCCATCGTCAGCCCTCAGAGCGGCACGTTGTCGTCGTCGCGCGGGTCGCGCGGCGGCATCTCACTCGGCAGGAACACGCGGAAGCTGCCGCGCAGCACCGGGATGCGGGTGCCGCGCTGCGCGAGCCATTGCCGCCATGCGTCGATCTCTCGGCCATCGCAGAGATAGGGCCGGACCTCGCCGATGCGCTGGCGGGCGGCGTCGAGATCAGCGGAGGGCGCGCCCCAGGGCTTGCCCTCGTCGGCGCGCTGCACCCATATGCCGGCGCGCTCGCCGCGCATCACCTTGTCGAGCACGATGATCCACCAGTCGCGGGACCATGCGGCGATCTCGACATGAGTGGTCGCAGCCGGTGCCGCAGCAGCCGATGCCGCGATGTCCAGCCATTTGCGCTGTGCCAGATATCGGTCGCCGGCCGGGATATGCTTGCGGCCGATCTTCTTCAGATGAGCGAGGAAGGGCGCGATCCCGTCGATAGCCAAGCGGCGATCGGCTTGGCTCAGCCCAATCCAGGCGTTCTCGACCCTGACCTTGTCGTCGGCAACGTTGGTCGGCCAGCTCTTGCGGAAGTCGACCAGCGTCGGGATCGGGCGGTCGGCATCGCTTGCATCGGATGCATGCCCCTCGGCCTCGCCATCGATCGCTGGCGATGCCTCGTGCCCATGCACACCCTCTCTCTCAGGTTTGAGGGTTCTATAAGGGGTTGTATGACAAAGCTTGTCACCCTTAGCTGTCGCCGGTGTCACCCTATCCGCGCGTAAGGGTGACACGGTGTCACCCTTAATGGGGCCGGATTCGACCTCTGAACCCGTCTCATCGCATGCGTCGGATGCATGACCATCGGCCTCGTCACCATCGTCCTCGCGCAGCGGATCGGCATGGGCAGCCGCCATCAGCGCGGGGTACAGCTCTGCCCGGCGCAGGCGCACCAACAGGTCGATATCCATCTCGTAATGAGCCGTCGAGCCGCGCCCCTGGCCGCCGTCCTTGAGGCGGCGCAGGAGGCCGATCCGGCAGAACTCGCCAATCACGCGCTGCACCGTGCGGCCCGAGCATTTCGCGAACTTCGCCACGGTCGCGACCGAGGGGAAGATGTTGCGGCCGTCATCGTCACAGCAATCGACGAGCTTGAGCAGCACGAGCAGATGCGACTGTGTCGGCACCTCGGCATCTGAGGCCGTCGAGAACAGGCGCCAGCTCATAGCCCGAGCGCCTCCTGCTGAGAGGGCGGCGGAACGATATCCAGCCCCAGGCGGGGCGCCTTCAGCTCTTCCGAGATGCGCCGGCAGGCGATATCGAAATACTTGCGGTCGATCTCGACCCCGGTGAAGGGGCGGTCCAGCCGCGCGCAGGCGACACCGGTCGTACCTGACCCCATGTAGGGATCGAGAATGCGGAGGGATGGGTCCACCATGCCGACGCACCAGAGCATGAGATGCAGGGGCTTCTGCGTGGGGTGGACGCGCTTTTCTCGCTGGCCACCGCGCTGATCCTGCAACAATCCCTTCCACAGCAGAGAGAAGATGCGATCCTTTCCGCGCCCCTTCCGCCAAGCGAATTCCACATCCGAGAAATCGTCGAAGGCCGGCAGGCCCGCGAGCTTGTCCCAGGCCAACCAACGGCCATGTGGCAGCCGCGCCGCGAAGTGATTGCCTCCCCATAGAATAACGTCTTCAGCGCCCAGAAGAGGCGACGGATCGAAAGGGGCATCGTCGCCGACGATGGCCGCATCGTTACTATGACTGGCCTCACGCTTGGCGCGCGCGCCGTTCGCCATCCTCCAACCGCCGCCACCGCCGCCACGTCGATAGCCGATGCCGTACGGCGGATCGCTGACCACCGCATCCACCTTGCCGAGCGTCGGCAGGATCTCCCGGCAGTCGCCGAGATAGAGCGTCACGGAATCGGAGAGGTGCTCGACGCGGCTCATTCCGCAGCCTCCAAGGCACGGAACAGCCCCAGCCCGGCGCCGGCCCTCTCGCTCTTCAGCGCGGCGGTGCAGGCCGGGTTGATCCACAGAACCTCCATGCGCGGGCGGGCGCCATCCGCCAGCGCTACGCGCTCGACGCGCGCCCAATCGGTCAGGGCGTCGTCATAGAGCGGCGAGGGATAGCCGGAGAGCACCACCATGCCCTTCAATGCGCGGACCGCCTCGAGGAGCATGAGGTGATCGGCATCAGTCAGCTCGTGCCGATACTTGTGCTTGGCGCAGTAGGGATTGCCGCCCGATCGCGTCTCGTGGACATAGGGCGGGTCGACATAGTGCAGCGTCTCGACCCGGTCATGCGCCTGCATGACGGCGACCGCATCCCGGCTTTCGATCACGACGCCGGCGAGCCGCGCCACGATATCCGGCAGCAGTGCGGGATAGTTCGCCCAATCATGCGCCGGCGTGGTGCCGCTTTTGTTGCTGTCGGCACGGAAGCCGGTCGAGCGGCCCAGCGCGCCAGTATTGCCGAAGCCCATCAGGCTTCTGACGATCAGCCGACGCGCCTGCTCGACAGGATCGTCTGACGGTTCATAAGCCGCCATGAACTCGGTGCGCGCGAAGGGCGTCAGTGCGAGATGCTCGCGCAGCCGTTCAGCATCCGGTCCGCGCAGGACACGGAACAGGTTCACGAGATCGCTATCGAGATCGTTGTAGACCTCGGCATAGGCGCGCGGCTTTCGCAGCAGCACCGAGGCGGCGCCGCCAAACGGCTCGACATAGATCCGGTGGCGCGGGAAATGGCCGATGATCCAAGGCGCCAGCAGCCACTTGCCACCGTGCCAGCGCAGGAGGGGGCGTTGAGGCTCCATCACTCCGCCGCCTCCATGAACAGGGGCGACGTGACGACGGGCGCCGGTTGCTCGCTTTCGCGGGGCTGGAAGTTCGCGGCGACAAGGGCTTGCGCCAGCGGCGGGCAGACGCTGTTGCCGCACATGCGGACCTGCGCCGTCTTCGTGATGGGGATCGGCTCAACCGTGCCGTCATCCTCGCCCCAGCCCTCGCGCACCTCGACCTTCAGGCCCCGGTCGATGATGTAGGAATCGGGGAAGCCCTGCGCGCGGAACAGCTCACGCGGGGACAGCATCCGCATGCCGATATCGGCGATGACATAGGGCTCACCGCCGATCTCGACCGTGACCAGGCCGAAGCGAGCCTTCGCCGTGGCCGTGTGCAGCGGATCCTGTGCATCCTGCCCGATCGCCGGCCCGTAATATTTGGACAGGAAGGCCCGCACTTCGGTCGCGTGCGTCGTGCCGGCGCAGATCGTCGGGATCGGATCGTCGGGGCCGGACGAGGCCCGCTGCGAGCCCTTCATATTGAGCACATGCGAGGCGACCAGCGCCTGCTGCGGCATGCCGAAGGCGCCGCCCGCGGTGAGCGTCGAGACGGGCTTGTCAAGCGAATGCCCGACCACGCCGGTATTGTGCTGCGCGAGGAAAGCCGCGACCGCCGCATGCTTCACGCCGCCGGCGACAACGGTGCCGAGCGGTTGCGCGGGGTCGAGCGCTCGCGGCTCCTGCCCCTCGCGCTCGCCATAGCCGGTCTGCACCAGCGTGCAGCCGATAAGCGCATTCTGATCCTTGGCCGAGGCGCAGATCGTCGAATGCGGCTCCTCCGGTGACCGGTTCAGGCCACCCTGCTGCGCATAGGTCAGCACCGGCGCGACAAGGCAAACATCGGCCTTGGCCGTGCCCGTGGCGGTCGGTTCGTCCGCGCTGCGCGGGCGCGATTGACCCGCCCGGCCCCCGCAACCGACGAGAATGGGCGAGATGAGCCCGAGCGGCGCGCAGCCGCCGGGGCGCAATCTGTTTTCGCCGTTTGCGGTGACGGTGTGCAGGGGCTCGTCGAGCGACGAGCCGATGCTGTTCGCCCGGAATTTCGTGACGAAGGGTGAACTTGCCTCTTGAACACGGTTGGAGGCTTCACCAGATACGCCGTCCTCGGGGGGCATCAGCCTAGGGGCGAAAGCGGTGTTGTCACCCGCTAGGAGCGGTTCGAATCCGCTATGCTCCCCGAGCTTTCTTCCGCTCATCGTCACCACGAACGGCTTCGCCGCGTCGATCACGTAGCGCTTCACGCCGCGCGCGATGCGCGCCATCGTCGCGTCTGCCAGCGGCCGGTTGACGCCGACGGCCCGGCCTTCCTCGCGGGTGAGGAAGATCGAATGGCAGGGCAGGGACCAGTCGATGATGCTGGCCGCCGTGCGCCAGGGCAGCTTGCGCCCGGCGATCACATCGGGATCGTCCGGCTTGCCATGCGTCGGCGTCGGCCAGACGATCTTTTCGCCGTCGCGCCGGGCGATCACGAAGAGCCGCTTGCGGATCGTCGGCGCGCCATAGTCGCAGGCGCGAAGCTCGCGGTGCTCGACCTTGTAGCCGAGCCGCCTCAGCTCCCCGCACCACCGCTTGAAATCATGCCCCTTGCGATCCTTGCAGGGCACGCCCTCGGCCGAGATCGGCCCCCAATCGCGGAACTCCTCGACGTTTTCGAGGATGATCACGCGCGGGCGCACCTGCTTGGCCCAGCGCGGCACCACCCAGGCCAGATCGCGGATGTTCCGCTTCACCGGCCTGCCGCCCTTGGCCTTGGAGAAGTGCTTGCAGTCGGGCGAGGCCCAGAGCAGCCCGACAGGGCGCCCCGCCGTCACCGCGACGGGGTCGACCTTCCAGACATTGTGCGGCAGGTGCAGCGTCTCCGGATGGTTCATCCGGTGCAGCGCCAGCGCCTCGGCGTCATGGTTGATGGCGATGTCGGGCGAGCGGCCGAGCGCCATCTCGATGCCGGTGGAAGCCCCGCCGCCGCCGGCGAAGGAATCGACGATCAGCTCACGCATGGGCGCTCTCGGAAGGACGTGAAGAAGACGAGCGCCGAGCCGCATTGAAGCGGTCGCGCTGCACGAAGCGGCGGAGCAAGCCGAAGCGCAAGCCAACGGTCTCGGCCGGGGCGCGCCATTGCGCTTCCTCAACCGAGGAGGTCGCGTCTTCCTGCAAATTTCCGTGAGACCAGCAGGTGCATGGGACGTTGTTCGTCACCCACTGCCGGATGTCGTAACACCGCTCGCAGGTCAGATAGGTGCCGATCTCGCCATCCCACTTGCCGGATACGCGCTCGTAGCGCTCGCCGGGACGGATCTCGCCGGAGCACTCGTAACAGCGATGAAGCGTTCGCGCGGTCGGCTTGGAGCTGCAGTAGAACTCGGGCGCCTCGTAATCGCAGGAGCAGCTCACGCGCGCCTCCCGATCGGCAGAGCGGGCAGTTCGGCAGCCGCAAAATCGTCAAGCTCAGTTGAGACAGGCCGGCCCGTCGCAACCATCTTCCCGGCATCGGGCAAATGGTCCGGCGCCTCGGCGCCCCAGGCATCCCAGCCTGGCCGGCGCGCACGGGCGTTCAGCTCGACCTTGGGCAGGCCGGGGAAATAGGCTTCGATCAGCTCATAGGCGCGCTCGGGCTTCGCCGAGTGGCGTCCGACAGGCGCGATGAACAGTGAGGGCCATTGCGCGCCTGGCGCCGGCGCCGGCACGCGGCCCTTCGTCGCGAGGATCAGGATCTCGCATTCGTCGGTGAACCAGTAGCCGGTGCCGCGCATCTCGCCGGCCCGGCGCTTCCCCCACACCGCGAGGGATTTGTAGGCGAAGCCCCAGGCGTCGATGACCCTGAGCGCCTGCGGCAGCATCGGCCGCGTCGCCCACAGAAACAGGGCGCAGTCGGACGCGGCGATCTCCCAGACTGGCCGCGCCGCGATCTCTTCGACCGAGGAGGTCGGGTAGTGATTGTCTGCCGCGCGATCCATGCCGGTTTCGCGCGAGCGCGGCTCGAAGCGCCATTCCGGATCGGCATAGATCACCCCGTAGCGCTTGCCGGCCGCACCTGCTGCGGCGAGGGCGGCGTTGCCGTCCGCGATCTTGTCCGCGAGTTTCTGCTCGCTGGCGTCGCGCGCGGCCTTCTTCTGTTCCTGCTTCGCCCGATGCTGTTCGCTGACGAGCTGATGCAGCGCCGAAACGGGCACCGAGCGCAACGTCGCCATATGCGCGGCGTTCCGGCCGATTGCCGCCGTGTCCATCTTGGCGACGGTGCCGTGCTTCGTCGTGAAGCTGCGTTCGCTCAAAACGTTATGAGTGAGGCCGCGCATCTTGCCGACGAAGGGCTGCGAGACATGGGCGCGCCGAGCGATTTCACCGTCGCTCCAGCCCGACCATTCAGGATCGGACAGCAGCAGGATGACGGCCCGGCGCTTGTCCTCGGTCGTGCGCCGCAAGCCATGGGTGGCATTGGCGCCGCAGGCGAACAGCACGGCGTCGCGCTGCGTGCCCGTCCTGATATCGGCGTCGATCTCCGCGCGCCCGGCGACGGCATGCGCCTCGGTGCGGTGGAAGCCGTCGGCCAGCCAGTGGCTCGTGCCGTCGTGGAAGACGATGACGGGCGGGAAACTCGCCCCCTCGCGCACGCCGTCGGCATAAGCATCGACAGTTGCCGGATCGAGCATGGCGCGCGGCTGCGTTCCGCCGTCGCGCCTCAGCTTCGCGATGGCGATCATCTCAGCCATGGCGCGGCGCTCCGGTGCGGACCAGCCAGCCGAGCCCGTCGCAGGTGATGCAGGCCGGGCGCGTGCCGTCATCGGTGACGATGCGCCAGCCTTGCCCATGGCAGTCCGGGCAGACCGGCGGGCAGAGCGGGCAGCGCCGCTTGCGCCCGTCGCGCTGAACCATGTGGAAGGCAGCACTCTCGCAATGGGGCGATGCAGCGGAAGAAAGAGCCGCCGGCGCGGAATGGGGCCGTGCCGGCGGCAGGTGGCCGGCCGCGTCCGCGACAGCCGGCAGGGGGATTGGGAGGGGGTGGGCGCTCACATCGCGCTCCCGGCCTGAATCTTGGCGTTGATCCGCTCGAAAGCCTCGATCGACTGCTTGAGATCGGACAGGGCTTTGCCGCAGTTCACGGAGTCGGTGGCCGAATAGACCCCGTCATCGACGGCATGTGCGAAGACGCGGGCGACGTCCGCCGCCTCGATCATCACCTGCGCATGGGCCGAGAAGGGCGTGCCCAGCGCGGCTTCCGGGGCGCGCGGCGCCGTCCGCTCCAGCCGGAAGCCGAGCAGATCGGCCTCGACGCCGGACAGGATGGGCGCGCCGCATTCCTTTTCGAGGTCGAGCTTGGCGCGGATGCTGAACATCGCGCCGTCGTCGCGCTGGCAGATGCGGCTGATCTGCTGCTGCGACACGCCGATGATCTCGCCGGCCCGCGCCTGCCCGCCGCAGCGGGAGACGAGATCGGCGGCGCCGGCCTTGAGACGATAGAACGGGGCATCCCGCATCG